TGAGCTAATAGTAAGCCCAGACTTTTAAAATGTTAAATACCGTTTTGTTATATGGTTATGCTATTTTCTTCTTTCTTCTGCATCTTAAATTAGAAACCTCCCTCCCCGTTCTATTTACAATCAACCCTATTGTTGTTGGCGAGTCTCCACTCATTACGATAGCCTTTTCAAAATCACTTAAATCCTTTCTTGCAATACCAAATCTTTGCGCCGCCTTCTTTACTGATTCGTAACTCCTATCTGTTACTTTCGCGATATCGTAGTATGTTGACCCGCCAGCCTTCATTTCTCGAATTAGTTTTATCTCTTTTGTTGTGAAATACTTTCCTATCATTTTAATTCTCGCTATGTAGTGTAATCCAGTGCATACCCATTTTTATTGTAATGACTCTGCATTGTTTCCCGATAATTATTGTGCTGCTTCGTGGTGAATAATCTGGTAACCGGCAATAACTCCATGTACCCGCATTGCTGCTCATAAGGCCAATTAAAAAAATCAAGCTTATTGAGTGTCCATGATATTTTATGACCGTACTCCACACTATCAAGCAGTATTGGTAAGCCAAACATTCTTTTGCATTGCAGCTCAACGGTTTTTACATTCTCACCGTCTTTATCTGCTATTTGCTTATACCAAACGTGTATTTGTGCGTTGGCTGGTATTGTGCGCTTTTCAATCCATGGCTCAATAGTTACCTTTAGCGCCCCGCCATGCTTGAATAACTCCTGCATTAGCTGGATAACTACTTGCGTGTTTGTGCCTATGAATTTTATTGATTTAATTAAGCTCATTAGTATTTACTCGCGCTTATAGATTCCATTATTTGCAGTGCTGGAAATTCATCTATAGCACCTTTCGAGTGCATGCGACTAACCATACTAAGCCATAAATCCCGCTGCATACCAAAAGTAGCCGTAAAACTATTTCGCCAGTGCGTAACGTTTAAATGGTTGTTACTGCTTACATCATGCAAAACAAACGGTACTGGCAAAATAAAATAATGTCCGATATGTACCTTGTTGTTTTTATAAGTCCGCCCAGCTACGTGGTGGCACTGTATAGGCTCGCGATGCCATTCATCGCCATACAGATAACCAACCCCATAACTTAAATGAAAATCCATTACAGCTTTCATAAACCGCTTTTCTTTTGCGCTAGGTAAAATACTCATAATTGAGCCTTTGTGTAATTGGCGCTTGTAGGGCTTTTATATCTACGCAAACCCATTCGCTTGAATAAATCTTTAATTGCCGCCTCAGTTCGCCCTAGGCGGCTTGCTATGTATTTATAGGTCTTATTTGCAAAGAACAATTCTTTAGCTAAGTTAATTTCAGTTGTTAAGTAGTTTTTGTAATGATTTTTCATAATTACCAATCCAATTGTATTCCCTTCATGCCTTTTGGTAGTTCGGTGTTAATCACTACACCACTAGCCGTTGGCTTTTTAGGTTGTGGTTTATCTTGCTTTACCATTCCTTTCATTTTTTCAAGGTGGCGATTGTAAGCACCTGGCGTTCTTTCTGCTTGATATTTGCGAGCCTCGTTATGTAGGTAAGTATTAGCCTCCTTACGCCCCAAAGCTACGTCAACATTCCCATTTTGCAGATATAAAGCCTCGTACTTATCGCTTACTTCCTGCTGTTTAGATGGCGGTATGTGCGCCATGCGAGTGAGGATAAAACCTTTATCGCTCACACCGCCACGGTAAAAATAGTGTTTTGGGTAAATCATTTTCTTAAGCTATCCCAGTTAAACACTAAAACTTTTCCGCCATCTTCACGCAAACGGTCAACAGCCTGCTCCCCTAGAATTTCTTTAAGGTTGTTAATGTCAAGATTGCTGATCAAGATTGTCGGCAACATATTGTCATATCGAGCATTGATAATATCAAACATAAACATGCGTTCTGTTTCGCTGCCAAATTGAATGCCAACCTCATCAAGAACCAGTACGTCAATGCTGCCAAAATGATCTATAACATCGCGCTCGGTATTATCTGAACCCCTCTGCCATGTTTCTTTTAAGATTCTGACCAAATCTATTACTCTAAGCATTCTCACGCTCTTTTTTTCGTACAATTCTTGGATTATGCTAGATGCCAAGTGAGTCTTGCCAGTACCAACCGAACCAATGAAAAACATGTTGTTTGCTGGTTTAGAATTTACAACGTTACTAACAAATCGCTTTGACGCATCAAGTGCTTTTTGCTGACCATCGTTTTCAACTCTAAATGAGCCAAAAACTTTACCAAGGTTGCGTTTACTAACTCCAGCATTCAAGAGGCCTCGCTCCCTCCTCTCCATAGCCAGCGCCATATCCCTACGCTTTTCTTCTTCTTGCTCCTCTTTCTTTTTATCCTCAGCGCAGGCTGGGCAGTAACGACTTACAAGCGCTTTACCGTTTACCATTTCCATATACCTAACTTCGTATTCACCATGTTTACCACAGTTTATTACCTCAGCCTTGCTTGGTATATCCTCAACAGGTATTGAAATATTAGCGTTGTTACTCATAGCTGATCGTCTCCATAGTTTTGTGATTGCGTGTTAAATACAGATTGCTTTGGCACTGGTTTTGTTTTAGCTGCCATCAGATAGCCATTAAATTTCCCAGCTTGAAATATTGTTTGCGGTCTTAGGTATTGAGCCATCTTTGGATCGTCACCCCAAACTGAAAGCCTGTCTTTAACAACTAAAATCAAGTCATCAATAGAATGCCCTTCATCTAGTCTTGCACTAATGTTTTGAGCATGACTTTTTGTTGACGCTTTATATTTAGAATTTAAGATTGAGTTCATTTGATCAACAACTGACTTAATATAGTCATTGCAAGATGACAAAGAGATATTATTTTCTTCTTCTATCTTCTTCTTCTTACTTCTATCTTCTTCTTCTTCTTCTAGAGGGACTTTGTCGGAGTTACTCGGACTTAATCCGACCTTTTGAGTTTTAAGGGTTTTTAGTCCGTTTCTTCTAACCGCTTTAGCTGTAAAGTCGTCACATCTTTGAGCTAGCTTTAAGCATTGAATGCGACCCTCTGACGCGCTAAATAAATCGTTCTCGATAAAAGCTTTCATTATTTCTTCAACTCTATTGGCTGGCATTCCAATGTTTCTACCTATAATTCGAGCGTCATGCTCAAGCTCAAAAGTTAGGTTGTCAGACGTTACATTCTGAGCGACAAGCTCTAGGCAATACCAGTAAAGCCCATAACCTTCTATGCCATGGTCAAATATTATCTCTTGAAGCTTTGCGTTCATATTTGCATCAGCTTGATGTTTAAACCACTTCATTGTTAACCCCTTTTCTCATGTATATATTTGCTTTCTCTATAGCTTTATTTATACAAGTACCAGCATTTTGCGTTACGTCAGCAAGCAAGCAAACGTTATCCTGTATTTTATCCCTAAGTCTAAGTTGATCTTCACTTGCTTTTTGCCACTTATCCTTTCCAGAGCCTACCTTGCAGGCGTTAGCGACCTGATTCGCTGCCTGCATGTAAGCTATCGGTGACTCAAACTCCTTAGGGAAGTATTTTGTAAGGGCTTTATTCATCTCTTTAAAGGAATCTCCACTTTCATTTCTTGCAGATAGCAGCCCGTCAATAACCCAGCTTATTATTTTTACCTTGAGCATTGGCGAGTACCACATAGCCATATCAACAAAGACAACAGGATGAACCCATGTACCGCCGTTTTTACCTCTTTTAGACGCTTTAACGTCATCAACTGACAAGTTATCCTCAAGGCACACCGCATTTATCAGCTCTGCCGTTGAATCAAGATCAAAGTAGCTAGCAAGTTGCTTTTCTGTCATGCCTATGGCTTTTCTGTGTTCATTTCCTATTTTGTGCATGTCATTGGCGTTAAACATACCCGTCTGACTATTCTGCCTAACCGTAACACCCATCATTGAGCGCTGCATTATTACCGTTGTTTTCATTGCTTGCACCTTAATTTATTAACCTTGAACTTAATAATAAACAATCTTATTAATAAGGTCAACATATATATTTAAACTTTATTTAAGGTAAAATAAAACCCCAATTAAGGGGTTTTGGTTATTTTAGAATGTTCTTGCGTACTCATTGCCAAGCACAATTTTACGCCCTATATAGCTCAAGTATTGATTCACCAAGTCCCCTTTACCAACTGTTGCATGAGGTATAAAATCATAAGCATATGTGTAACCTAATGACTTGTAATAACCGTGCCTTTCGTTGGCAAATGAAGATCTTATTATTAAAACAGTCAAATCAACCCTCTCCCAATATTCAACACCAACGACAATACCGGCTTTCTCCTTGCTTGATGTTCTGAACTTCCCAAGCTTTTCAGCATCACAAAAACACAGTGTGACATGCCATTCGGTACCCAAAACCTCTAGTGCTGCTGTTATTTTTCCGCTCATTTCTTCCTCCAAGTTACATGAATTTGCTTTTTAATCGTTAATGTAATTAATAAACCAGCTTTACCTTCATAAGTGTAAGTTGGCAATTTGTTTTTCTTGCGTATGCTCGTAAATGTACGAATAGCGCAACGAATATCTTCCCATTCGAACGGGCTTATTTCGTTAGTGTTACCGTGTAGTATTGTGTTCATAGCTCGCCTCTTGCTTTTACTAGTAGGTCTTTAACTCTTTTATGCCAACGCCTGTAGTCATCGTTATATTTAAGCCACGCTTCCAAGTCCTCAAGCTCGGCATACATCTCAGGCGCGGTTTTAATTAGGTTGGCGTTTGCCGCTGATTCAGCTCTTTCACGCTCACACCATATCATACCGTTATGATGAGCTTTAAGGTCTATAACGTTTGCAATCTTATACCTGCGACCAAGTGCGGTTCCGCGAATGCGCAAGTATTCTTTATCTTCTTCGGCTGGAAGAATAGCCCACTCACCCTTTGTAAATTTTGCATCACTCATTTCACTCTCCATTTATTTATTGAGCGTTAAATGTACTTTATAGCCGATCACCTTGTCAAGTTTAAATTTATATTGCGTTATTTATAATTTATACTTTACATAGGTTAAATCTACTGGTACATTATTAATCATCAAATAAACAAAGGGCGTAAGATGGATAAGTTAATAAGAAAGGCGATGATTGATGCGGGCGTTAAAAGCGTGGCTGAATTATCAAGAATATCGGGTGTACCATACGTTACACTAACTGCCGTTTTAGATGGTAATGATGTAAAGCTAAGCACGCTAAATAAGATTTTCGGGTGCTTAGGTTATGAATTAGAGTATGTAGCTAAATAATCTATTTGGAGATAGAAATGGACAATTTAAGCATCTGGAAACAGGTCGAGAAAACTGACTTTACCCACACTAAAAAAGTAAACCAACGCGGCGGATATACCGCAGTAAGCCCACAATACCAACTTAAAGAGGCTACAAAGGTTTTTGGCTCTTATGGCAGAGGTTTTGGCTTAAGTGAGTCAGATTTTGATATGGCTTTATTTGAGTCGCTTGGTGTTGTAGTGCATAAAGCTAAATTCTTTTATGTAATCGATGGTGAGCGCTCGGAGTTCCCAATCTCTAACGCAATACAGGCAACAACCGGTAACGGTGATAAAAAGCGTGTTGATGTTGATTTTGCCAAAAAGGTAGAAACAAACACAGTTAGCAAGGCGCTATCTAAGCTTGGTTTTAACGCTGATATATTCATGGGTATGTTTGAAGATAATCAGTACATGCAAGAGCTAAGTAATGAAATAGCTATGAAGAAAGCAGATGACAAAGATGCAGAGGTAGCAAAACAGGCCAGAGAGTACGATGAATGGAAATTAAAAGAGCTTGAAAGCTACCAGCACCTTAAATCATTAAACGCGCTTAAAAACGCTTACACAGCTCATATACGCAAGTGTCAACGAGTTAACGACGAGCAAGGTGTTAAGCAGTTTACAAAAGCAAAGGATGCACGAAAAGTGGAGCTAGAAAGCAATGACTAAACTATATGAATTAACGGGTGATATTAAAGCACTTGAATCACTAGATTTAGATTCAGAAACGCTGGCCGATTCTTTGGAGGGTATAACTGGCGAGTTTGAAGAAAAAGCAAAAGGCATACTGGCATTCACTGAAAATATGAATGGTGATATTGATGCGCTAGATAGTCAGATTAAACGACTTACTGAGCGTAAGAAGGTTTTAACGAACCGCAAAAACAACCTCAGAGCTTACCTTTTACATAATATGGAAGCGTCAGGCATCACTAAAATTGAATGTCCTTTGTTTACAGCGTCTTTACGCAAGGGTATTGAAGTTGTACATATTCAAAACTCTGACTTAATACCAGACGAGTACATTGAAATGCAGGTTACTGAGAAAGTAGACAAGGCGGCTTTAAAGCGAGATATCAAAGCTGGCAAAGAAATTAACGGTGTTTCACTAAAAAGAAACCCAACCACAATTACAATTAAGTAAGGAATTATTATGCACATCGTATCAGGCGAATTAAGAAAAGCACCATTCATCAAGACTGGCTGCGGCCAAGATGGTCAGTCAACTATGTTTGCAGTTGAGTTATCAGAAGTAATGAAAGACTACCAAACAGGCGAAAAAGTTTACACCAATTATCGCGCAGTTATTTTTGCAAAGTCACCCGGGCAAGTAGATTATTACAACAGCGTATTGGTTGAAGGTAACTTTATTGTTATTAGTTCTGAAAAGCTTAAAGTTGACGTAAGCGATTGCGGCCAATATACCAAACTAAGCATGGAAAATGCACGACTTGCAAACGCTGGTTATGTTGCACAAAGCCAATCTCAAGGTGCGCAAAATAACCAAAGCTATGCGCCGCAGCAAGGGCAGTACCAACAAGCGCCACAGCAAAGACCACAGCAAGGGCAGTATCAGCAAGCGCCTCAAAACTCACAGCAGAGAGAGCCACAGCAAGGCGGGTTTAATCCAAATGCAGATCAAGACGGAATCCCGTTTTAACCTTTAACCATTGACGCGCCTTCGGGCGCAATAGGTGATTTATGAGTAAGATTAAAGTAGAAGATATTGCAAGAGTTATTGTTCATTGGTCTGAGTCTGAACTAATAAATGACAGGCTTGGGTGTGATGATAACTCTGATATTGAAAAAGAGTTATCAGTTGTTGACCTTGAAATTCTAATAGATGACGCTGCGAATGCAATCAATTCTGGTTACGATAAAACCTCAATGACTATAATTATGAAAAGTGGACTTGTGTGGGCGAATCAGTCTAAGTTTCATTTAACAAAAAATGACAATCTTTATTCTCTATTAAATAAAGGGCAGTAGGTGTTTTATGAGTGACTATAAATTTACATTGCCAATATACGGAATAGCTAAACCAAAAAAAGGAGCGTTAACTCAGTCGTTGAATGTTAACTGGTATCGTAACGCATATCACCGCTCAAGCAATGACGCTAAAAAGAAATT